TTTTCTCCTTGGATTAAGAATGAAAACAATGAGAATCTTGAAGCCGTAAAAGAATACTATGGTTATAGTAATACAAAAGCATATCAAGCTTTAACAATTTTATCTGATGAAGATCTCGAATACATAAAGAAGAAATTATTCAAAGGTGGAATTGATAAAAACTAAACCATGTAAATAATATGAATTGAAGGTAATTTATGGAAATTTTAGATACTTTAATCGAAGTTGATATTGGAGAAAATACAGACAACTTCCTCAAGATAAAAGAGACTCTTTCGAGAATTGGTGTGGCATCAAGGAAAGAAAAGAAGCTTTACCAATCATGTCACATCCTACATAAGAGAGGAAAGTATTATATAGTTCATTTTAAGGAACTATTCTTGCTTGATGGTAAGAGCGCAGACTACAGTGATAATGATGTTATGCGTAGAAATACTATCGTTAATCTCTTACAAGAGTGGCAATTGTTAACTGTTGTTGATAAGGATAAGTTTCAACAAATGCAGAAAGCTCCCATCTCCCAAGTTAAAATTATCTCTCACAAAGAGAAAGGTGAATGGGAATTAGTAACAAAATATAATATAGGTAAGTATAAGAGACAAAACGAAAATATTGAATAAGGGGTTGACAAACCCCTTATTTTTTGATACAATTGAGTAATGGAGTTGTTATGATACATAATTTTAATATACCTCAAGTATTATCATTTGATGATGTTTTACTAGTTCCAAAGTATAGTCCTGTGGATTCTAGAAGTGAAGTGAATACATCGGTTACACTTTCCTCAACAATTAATTTAAAAGTCCCAATTATATCTGCTAACATGTCAACTGTAACCGAATATGACATGTGTGTTTCTATGGCAGAAATGGGTGGTATGGGCATTATTCATAGAATGATGCCATCATTTGATGTAGCAAATATTATTCATAAATTTACAAGCACATATCCAAGTTATCCAATTGGATTTTCATTTGGAGTAAGTAATAATTGGTATGAAGATGTTTCCACCATTCTTGATTCTATTTGTTCTCCAAATGTAATTGCATGTTTAGATGTTGCACATGCAGATAGTAAGAAAGTTGCTAATGTTCTTCAAACTTGGTATTTAAATTCAAAGTTACAGAAGTTTCCTATTATTATTGGAAATATTGCAACATCAGATAGTATTACTAATCTTGAAATGAATATTCCGTATGAGTTTAGAAAGTATGTTACATGGAAGATTGGAATCGGTGGTGGTTCTTTATGTACTACTAGAATTGTTACAGGTTTTGGTGTTCCAACATTACATAGTGTAATGGATTGCTGGAAAAACTTCGAACACGAAGATCATTATTCATTTATTGCTGACGGTGGTATTAAGAACTCCGGTGATATTGTAAAAGCACTTTCTGCTGGAGCAACAGCAGTAATGGTAGGTTCATTACTAGCAGGAACTAATGAAGCACCTGGAAATGTCATTTTAGGCCACAATAACGAAAAGTATAAGATTTATAGAGGTTCAGCATCATTTGGTGATAAAGTCAATCGTGGAGAAAATCCAAACAATGTTGAAGGTGTAGAAACCTTAGTCAAGTATAAGGGTTCGGCTAAAGAAGTAATCAATAGTTTAATTGATGGTATTAGATCCGGTTGTTCATATGCTGGAACAAATGAAGTTACTGAGCTAAAGTATATTACAAATTTTGTACATATTACTCATGCGGGATTAATGGAGTCAAAACCACATGGAAAACTATGAATTATTTGAAGAAGATGAATTAATTAAAGATGAAGAAGAAATTGAAGTACAAGTAGATCAAAATATTAGACATAAACAAAATTATTTTTGTACTAATATTGAAAAACTAGTACAAGAAAAAAAATTAACTTATCTGGAATCTATTGTTTTCTTTTGTGAAAAACATGATTTACCAATTGAACATGTTCCTCAATTATTAAATTCTAGTATTAGAGGTCATTTATATAATGAGGGTATGGATTTACATTTATTGAAAAAGATTAATCAATTACCTATATGACAGGATTTCAAGTTTATTCAACATATGTTTCTATTAAATCTCATTTCACCGGAAAATATGATTATTTCAAATATAATAAAAAGACAAGAGTTAAAATAGAAACATATAATAAACGAAAAGATAAGTATTTTTTCGAAAAACTTGGTAAGAAGTTTAATAATTTAATAG